CGTGATGACGTCGATGCCCGCGCTCACCAGCTGCTGCAGCTCGGCCGCGCTGTACTGCTGGTTCGAGTAGCTCTTCTGGGTGCCGACGACGCCCTGCATCTGCTTGTTCAGCGTGCTGTTCTGGGGCGAGAGGTTGACCAGCAGGCCGCCGAAGAAGCCCTGCGGGCTGACCACGCGCAGCACGCCGTTGTAGGTGTCGAGCCAGTAGACCCAGTCGCCGAAGCACAGCTTGGCCGCGTAGCTGTCGACGCCGGCCGTGCTCTTGGCGGTGATCGCGTTGGAGATGCTGTCGCCCGACGGGCCCGTCATGATCATGTAGATGCCCTCGGACAGGCCGAAGGTCACCTGCGACGCCCAGGTCGTGCTGTCGTCGCAGTCGGCCAGGAGTGCCACGCTCGCGCCGGTGTTGCGCAGCGCGTACATGCCCTTGCGCGGCACGGTGTCCACGCCGATCAGCACCGAGCCGGTGATGGTGGTCGCGCCATCGGTGCCGCCGGTCAGGCTGTAGGTCGCCGAGGCGACGGCCGTGGTGCCAGCGCCGGCGGTGGCCACGATCATCTGCGACGGGCCGCGCAGCGAACTGGTGCCGTTGTTGATGGCCGCCGCGATCGCGAGCCACAGCGCGTTGCCGGACAGACCCGAGCCGATGTTGTCGAAGGCCTCGGGCACCAGGCCCGGCGCGCCCACGACCGCCTTGAAGGTGCCGGTCTGCGAGCCCGCCGACATCGTCACCTGAATCTGGCTGCCGAACGTGCCGGTGTACTTGCTGGTGAAGGTGATGCAGTTCGTCAGGACCGCCACGCTGGCCGCGGTGTCGGTGCCGTCGGTCACGCGCACGACCTTGATGTTGTTCGCGCCCTGCTGGATGGCCGTGGCCACCTGGGTGCCGAGGTCGTACTTGCGGGCGTTGATGGCGGCGAAGATCGCGCCGAACTGCGCCATGTTGCCAACGGTCGTGGGGCTGTTGGTCGGGCCCCACGACGCGGTGCCGACGATGCCCAGCACGTTGGTCGGCACGCCGTTGAGGTACTGGGTCTGCGGCGGGACGATCTGGACGTACAGGTCGGGGACGACCAGGGCGGTGGTGTTGATCTGGCCCTGCTGGGTCACTGGCATGTCGGACTCCTAGAAATGCGAAGGGGCGCCCGCAGGCGCCCCGTGGTCTGGCCGAGCGCGCGGGCTCAGCCGGCGGCCGGCGCCGGAGCCGCCAGCGCCGCGGCGGACTCGATGGGCGTCACCGTCCAATCGATCGCGACGACCGCATCGACGGGGGCGGGCGCCGGGGCCGGCACGACAGCGTCGAACTCGAAGGTGTCGGTCTTGGTGAAGCCGTCGACCGTGACGGAGATGCTGACGTTGCCGGCGGTACCGTTGCCCACCAGGGTGGCGCTCTTGCCGTCGGCCGACGGCGTCAGGGTGGCGACCGAGGCGTCGCCGGCGAACGACCAGGCGGGCGTGCCACTGACATCGGCGTGGGCGCCGCTAGCCAGGATGGCGATGACCGCCAGGGTGACGCCGGATTGGGCGATTTTTGACATGTGGAAATCTCCGATGAAGGTGCAGCCGTCGGAGGTCGTGACGGCAAGACGAAGCAGGACTGCCCTGCGGAACCTGCGATGGCGCCAGCGCGCCAGGAGCGAGCACATGACGCGCTCAGCTCTTGGCCTTGGCCAGGGGCGCGTCGTGGAACTCCTCGGGCACGTCGACGGGCACCACGTTGGCCGCGTTGTGGCCGGCGCGGACGTCGTCGATCTCCTTGGGGTCGGTGATCCAGTCGCCGCGTTGGTAGTCGCCGAAGGAATTGGTCACGATGAGCTTGATGGTCATGGCAGTCCTCAGAAATAGCTGGTGGTGGTCGCGGCGTAGGGCAGCACGCCGGCGACCGCCGCGGAGTCGTTGATCTGGCCCTGCGTGATCTGCGTCTCGGCCTCGGTCTGCGTCGTCGCGTAGTCGACCGTGTAGAGCAGGTCTCGCCGGTAGAGCTTTGACTTCTGCAGGCCGTCGGTCGGCAGCGTCGACTTGTAGGTCAGCCGCGCGCCGGTGCCGTCGGGCATCGCCAGGAAGGTCGTCACGGCCAGCGTCGCGTCGATCGCGCGCGCCAGCGCGTTGCGGTGCGTCGGCGTGTCGGCCCAGATGACGATCTGAAAGACCTTCTCCTGGCTGCGCACCGACCGCACCGCGGTGCCGGTGACGCCGACGCGGGCCCACTCGATCAGGCCGGCGGCGGCCACCGTGATGACGCCGGCGGCGGCGCTGGTGCCCGGCACGTTGGTCGCGATGAGCGCGGCGAGCGCCGCGGCCGCGGTGGCCAGCGTGTCCGTAGGCAGGACCGCATAGACGTACGGCAGGTTGTTCACGAACACCGACAGGTTCGTCGGGTTCGCCGCCGTCGGAATCGTGCCCGCCAGCGTGATCGTCTGGCCGTTGAGCGTGAGGGTCAGCGTCGGCGTGTTGACAGAGGCCTGCTGCCACGTCGGCGAGTACCGCGTGGTGTTGCGCTCGTCGACGCGCGGGTAGATCGAGACGTGGCACTTGCCGACGGCCAGATCGATGTCGAGCTGCTGCGGGTTGGGCCAGCCCTCGTAGATGACGGTGTCCGTCGCCGCGATCGATGGCTGGCCGGTGCCGTTGGGGTAGACGATTCCCGCAATGACGGTCACGAGCGCCGCGGAGACGTCGCTGAGGTCGGCCATTACGTGTGCACCTCGTTGGCGGCGATGCGCCAACCCTGGTCGGTCAGCTCGGCGCTATCGATGGCGTAGCGCCGGCCGAGGTCGTCGGTTGCAATGTCGCCGGCCTCGATCAAGACCGGCACGCTGGGCGGCAGCAGCATCTTCCAGCCGGCGTTCTTCACGCCCGCCGGTAGCCCCGCGGAGGCGTCCTTCTTGCCGCCCTGCAGGATCGACGCCGGCCACAGCGCGCCAGGCGCGCCGAGGATGTCGGCTTCGGTGGTCGGCAGCTTGCCGCTGTAGGCCACTGCGCCGACGGCGTTGACCGCGTTCTCGCGCGTGATGCGCAGGCGGCGGTTGCACTCGATGGTCACGATCGGCAGCAGCTGCTGCAACGATGCGACGTACCAGATCGATCCGTCGGCCTGGCGCACCAGATAGTCGCCCGGCAGCGTCTGGCGACCGTCGAAGTCCGCGTACCAGATCGGGTCGCCCGGAAGGTTCGGCGCGCGGTAGGTGCTGTCGCCGGCGTTGAAGGCCGCGAGGATGACGCCGATCTGATTTCCCAGCGGCGCGGCCGCGGTCAGCGGCCGGAACTGGTTGCAGGCCAGGCCGATGCGCTGCGCCGCCTTGCCGCGGCCCGCGAGGATCCGCTGCTGGATGGTCGCGCCGTCCATGTCACACCACCAGTTGCGGCGAGGCGCTATTGCCCGCCCTGCCCGGCCCCGGCGGCACGCCGAGGAATTCGCAGAGCTTGCAGCGCCAGCTGTCGAACAGCGCCTCGCGGTCGGCGAGCTCGCGTCTGTTGTGCGTCCAGACCGCGGCGACGTCGGTGTCGAGGTTCGCGCTGGCGGCCGGAATCGCGGTCTCGAGCGTCGCAAGGTTCGCCAGGAAGGTCGTGCGAACGACCGCTTCTTCCTCGGCCGACAGGTTGGACAGCCGGTATTCCAGCAGACCGTAGGCCTGGAAGAAGCGGTAGCTCTGGAACGAGCTGGGCGTCCCGCCGTACACCGGGTACCAGCAGAAGCGCCGGATGTCGACGCGCTCGGCAGCGGTGAAGGCCATGGGAAAACCTCAGTCGTAGGAGACGGCCAGCGTCTGGCCGGCGCCGGGCGCGACGCAGATGCCCGCGCCCACCGGCATGTCGATCAGGTAGGTGCCGACGGCGTTCGGGATCACGGCGACCTGGTTGGCCGCGGTGTTGCCGCTCGTCGTGTTGCTGTCGTAGACCGCGCCGGCGGCAGAGCCGGCCACGATGACCTGCACGCGCTGCACGCGCGCGGGCCCGCTCTTGACGACGGCCGCGGCAGCCACGCCGAGCGTCGCGCCCAGGCCCTGGTAGGTGTTGGTGCCGGAGCTCATGCGATCTCCCGGAAGCGGCGCGCCGGCGCGCCATTGGCAAGCAGCTCGACGACGTCGGCGTGCTTGGTGATCAGTTGCCCGGCGGGCCAGGTGCGCACGCAGCCGTTGAGCCGGAAGCCGAAGTCGCGCGTCAGCACGATGGCGTCGGGGACGTCGTCGACCTGGTTGGCAACCGGCGGCGCGGGCGGCTCGGCCGGGGCCGCTGCCGGCCCCTTCGCCACGTTCGGGGCGGCGGCGCTCGTCGGCGCCTGGAAGGCGGTCGACGAGGCGGCGATGGTTCGGGCCTTAGACAACGGGGGCTCCTGCCGCCGTGAGTGCGGCCAGCAGGCCCGCATCCACGACGATGGGGACGCCCACGCGGCCCACCACGGTGTGACCGCGGTAGGCGATCGAGAAGTTCTTCGTCGGCGTCTTGATGTTGCCGGATCCGAACTGCGTGGTGGCCTGCGCGGCCGTCATGTTGATGATGGAGCCGCCGACCGCAACCGGCAGCGCCTCGTTGACGAAGGTAGTGCCGAGGGTCATGGCGATCTCCAGAGAGGTGGGTGAGCAGGCGCGCGCCGCGCGCCCGCTTCGGTGTCAGCCGCGATCAGGCGTGCTCGAACACCACCGCGCGCTTGTAGTACGCGGCGGCGGCCGTGGGCACGATGTTCGTGTTGACCGTCTGGTCGGTTGGGGCCGTGTAGCCGCCGATCCAGTACCAGGACTGGGCGACGATCTGCTGCAGGCGGTCCAGCGGCTCGCGCGTGACCTGCACGATGTCGTCCACGACGCTGATCTCGCCGTTGAGCGCGGTCTCGTGCTGATCCATGCCCTGGAAGTCGCCCTCGACCAGCGCATCGGCGCCGACGAGGATCGGGCGGTGGATCTTCACGGTGCCCAGCGTCTGCTGGTAGGCCTCGGTCGTCGGGATGATCCGCACGTCGCCGATCTCGGTGACGCGGCCGGTGCGGAACACCGGGTTCTCACCCGTGGCGCCCTGGTACAGCAGCTTGAAGTCCGGATCGGCGAACAGCTCGCGGCCGGTCGTCGGATCGGCGTACAGGTTGTACAGGCCGTCGATGGTGGGCACGCCGTTGCTGCGCAGGTAGGCCACGCCGTCCAGGATGGAACCCATCGTGAACAGGTCAGTGCCGGTGACGGCGGCGGTGGTCGCGCGGCCGTTCGGGCGCAGGATCTGCGGGCCCGTGCCGGCGCCGGACAGGTACGAGGAAACTGCGTTGAGCGCGGTGCCGTCGGCGACCGTCACGTTGCCCGAGAAGGTCAGCACGCCGCTGATACCGCCGGGCGCGGTGCTGACGTTCGAGCCGTCGGCGGTGGCCGCGGTCAGCGTGTAGGTGTTCGAGCCGACCAGCACCGTCATGGTGTTGGTGCCGCTCACAGCGACCAGCACGCC